TCCTCTGTGTATGCCATTGATGGCGCAGGTACAAAGTGGGCACCACTTAAAGGCACCCGCAAATATAATAAGGATGCTTTTATTGTAATCAAGAACAGATCTCGTGATCCCATTGTTCCATCTCAAGCACCTAAGAATGAAAGCTAGATTTATTTTGTTTACCAAGGACAGTTGTGGTCCTTGTGGTTTAGTAAAGCGTTACTTTAGAGCTCTTAATGATGAGAGAACTAAACTTATTGAACAGGTTGAACTAGAAGACTTCAGTGATAAACCTATTCCAGAGGAGAACATTGCCCTCGCTAAAAAGTATGGTGTGACTGCTACTCCTGTTTTGATTATCATTAACGAAGAAGGAGAACTACTAGAGACTTACTCTAGTGGTATGCCAATCACACAAAACATTCGTAAACTGTGGGCAAAGTATGAGTGACTTTTATATTGCTAAAGATGTAATGACTGAGGAAGATGTATCATACATCTATGATTACCTCATCAATGTTTGTCCTTGGCGGATCAATTCTTCTTACTTTAAACCAGAAGATCATGATCATGAATACTTCCGTCATCACAACTACCCACATATGTCTGCTCTAGGACCTGGCGGAATGCAGGACCCATGGTTGGCGGGATACTTTACTGCTACTATGGCAGCAGTAAATATTAGGATGAAAGAGACCTATGGTTTTACTCTACCTGTACAAAGGACTACCTCTATCAACTTCAATGCACAGAGGAAATCTGAGAACTATAAGTTTCATACTGACGGTGATGCTGATCAGTGGTCTGTAGTTGGATTTCTTACACCAGAGTGGGATGAGAGTTGGGGTGGAGAACTCAGAGTTCAGGAAAATCTTATCAAGTATAAACCAGGTGATTTTGTAGCATTCAAATCAAACTTGCTACATGATGCTATGCCAATCAAAGTTGATACTCCTTTCTGGAGAATTAGTGTTGCTTGTTTTATGAGTTCTAAGTAATGGAAGTCATTGATAACTTTCTTCCTAGAGAAGAGTTTCTTAAATTTCAAAATGTTATCATGGGTGGACAGTTTCCTTGGTTTTTTCAGGACTACACTCTGTCTCCCGATCGCTCTGGATGGAATGGACATGAACAATTTAGTGAGGATAATGATACTTTTCAGTTTACTCACATGATGTTTAAACCAAACCGTGGTGTTGTTAGTCCTGAGGCATATAATATTTGTGTTCCAATCCTTAACAAACTAGGTCTACACAATCTATTGATTAGATTGAAAGCAAACCTAAATCCTAGGCAAAACGATAACCAGATCTTGGGAGCATTTCATGTTGATGTTCCATATCCCAATACAAACACAGCAATCTTCTATTGTAATACCAACAATGGATACACAGAATTCAAAGATGGCGAAAAAGTTCCTTCAGTTGCAAATCGAATGGTAGTCTTTGACAGTAAGACTATGCACGTAGGATATACCTGCACTGATGCCAAGTCAAGAGTTGTTCTCAATATTAACTACCTCCCCTCTAAATAATAGTCGGGAGGTTTTTTCATATGAAGGCAGGAGATTTTTTCCGTAACGGTGGAAGGTATCTAGATCGTATGGATACTTTCTTTGACAAAGCGATGGGTCGCAATGGAAAACAAAACCGTTTCTTATCTGATGTTGGTATTGTTGAGGTGGCAGGGTTTACTGTTACCAGAAAAGATGCTAGTGGAAAATATATAACCTCTCCGTTTCAAGACTTTGCCAGTATTAAAGGAAATTCTGGTAAAGAAAACTCTTCAAAGATGTTGTTTGATGAAGTCTGTAGGCAAGGTCTTCGTGGACAAAACAATATTGAGTTTACTTGTAACTTTCCTGCTGGTAAAAATGTACCAAGAAGAATATCAAGCACAGACATTTACTTAGATATTGGTGACTTTGTAAAAACAGATGAGTTTGGTGGACAGCAAAAGGGTGGCAAGAAAGTCAACATGGGTAATGTATATGAAGATGATCTCACTCAGTCGTTAATTGATTATTGTAGTGGTAAACCAGTCAGGAAATATCAAGCACACGTAGAACAAATTGTTAGTGCTCTTACAGAAAAGTATGGTGAAGGACCTACCTTCGCAAAAGGAGAGGGAGAGAAAAATCAAAAACGTCCTCTAACAAAGAAGGGGAATAGTATTATTATATCTGCAGGTGGTGCTGCCACAAATGATATTGGTTCAACCATCACAGATATTACTTTGACAATCAAAGGTAAACCAGTATACATTTCTGTTAAGTTTGGAAGTACATTGTCATTCTTTAACTGTGGTGTCCGTAGCAGCGGTAAAGGAAATCTAGCTCTGTTCCCAGAGGGAAAATTAAAAGCAGGTGATATTCCTGATGACGGTCAAAATTATCTCAATTTGTTTGGTATAGATCATCAAAAATTCTTAGATGTATTTGCTAAGTATGGACAAGGAAATGGTCCAACAGTTGAGACACATATTGAAAACAGAACTCTAAGTCCATCAGACAAACAAGCGTTGCAGGATATGATTAGGAGTGGTGTTGGGTATGGTTATTGGATGTGTCATTACACTGGAAGTGAGTTGAAGTTCTATGAAATTGATCAGGACTACATGAATAAAGCTGCTACACTGGTAGGAAATACAGTAGAAATCAACTACGGTGGCGCTGGTGGTAAAGGCAAGCGTATTGACATGCTCTTTGAAACTCAGTCATATGAGTTTAAGTTCAACATCAGGAACAAGCAGGGTGGTGTCTATCCTACCCACACCAATGGAGATTACTACAAAAAGTAATGGCAAACATTAAACAACTCAAACACCTAGAACACTTGGAAGATGAGATGCTGAACTATGGCACTGATGGGTGCATGGCGGCAGTGTCTTTCTTGAAAGAACTTCGCAAGATGCTAGGTCAACAGGAAAATTCTGGTTTCATGCAAACAAAATGGGATGGTGCTCCCTCTGTTATTTGCGGCACAGATCCTCAGACAGGGATGTTTTTTGTTGGCACTAAATCTGTATTCGCAAAGACTAATCCTAAGTTGTGCTACAGCGAAGAACAAATTGATGGTTGGTATGAAGGAGATCTAGCAGAGAAACTAAAGTTCTCTCTGAGATATTTTTCTAAACTTGGTATAGAAGGTGTGGTTCAAGGAGATCTTCTATTCACATCTGATATTAAAAGAGAAACAATTAATGGAGAACAACTCTACACTTTTAGACCCAATACAATTACTTACGGTATACCCATTGACCATCCGATTGGGAGAGCAGCAGGTAGAGCGAAGATTGGTGTGGTATTTCATACCCATTACACTGGTGATGTAGTTGCTGACATGCAGGCACGAGCAGGCGTTGGTTTTTCCAAACAAGAGATGTCTAAGTTTGACAACTATATTATCAAGATTGAACGCATGTGTCGTATCTGTGGTGATTTTCTTGATGAGTTGGTTACTCAAACAGGAACTACTGGTGATGCTAAGTTTCACATTGCATCATATCTAAAGCAGTTCTTCAATAGTGAGATTAAGAACGCTCGCAGCATTGGTAATATAGATGAAGCAATGTATGACATGCTCAACTTCTATGGTGAGAAGATGGACAAAGAACTTGCAAAGATAAAGACGGTTGCTAACAGAACAAAGAAGTGTGCTTTGGTATATAACAGTCAAAATTATGTTGTAGATAATGTCTACAAATTTAAATCAATGCTTGCACTGTACAAAGAACTACAGGCAGTCAAGCAAATGGTTATAGATAAACTGGACCACCTTGAGGAGTTCAGGACATTTGTCCAGACAGAAAAAGGATACAAGGTCACAACTCCTGAGGGATATGTTCTGCATAAAGATGGCAGTATGATCAAGTTTGTCAATCGCTTGGAGTTTGCATATAACAACTTCACTCTACAGAAGCAATGGCGTTAGATTGTAATACTTGCTACTTTACTTTTGGTAGGTTTCAACCACCTACTACTGGTCACGCTGAGAACTTTGCTGGTGTAAAACGTGAAGCAGGTTCTCATGATTATCGTATCTACATTTCACAAACTGTAGATAAGAAAGGTAGCAATCCATTACCTCCTGATCGCAAGTTATACTACATGAATAAGATGTTTCCAGAACATCGTGGTAAAATATTCTCTGGACCCAAACAACCTGTTGCTATTCTGCAAGATTTAATGCTTGCTGGATACAATGAAGTGGTCTTTCTTGTAGGTTCTGACAGGGTTTCTGCCATGCAGTTCCTTCATAAATATAACGGAAAGGATTTCTCGTTCAGGAAGATTGAAATAAGATCTTCTGGAAGTAGAGACGCTGATGGTGACACATTCGCTATTTCAGGAACGAAGATGAGACGCGCAGCATTTGCTGGTGACTTCAAAACATTTCGTTCTGGTATTCCTAGAGCATTAAATGATAATGATTGCCGTGCTCTTATGAAAGAGATTCAGGCAAATTTGCCCGCTAATTTTAAATGAAAGATTTTAGAAAACTTAGAGAACAAGCATTGCGCCAGGCACATCGTCAGAACGATGTTATCTCTGAAGGTGATATTGTTATGTCTGCAAGAACAGGTGACAAAGGAGTAGTTCACCGTACAGGTGTAAACTATGCAATTGTTGTCACTGAAGATGGAAAAATGTTCCGCGAGTGGGTAAAAGACATTCGTACTATAAATAGACCATAGAAGATCTTCACTTTTAAACAATGGATAAGCAGAGACCTGTTAATAAAGTTGCACATAATGATGCATATTCATCAACATTGATGGAAATGTATACCAATTGGATGGATGGCGACTGTTTCCAAGGCAGCAACATTCCCGAAGCATTTGAAGGAATGACACCTCAGTCACATGGTGCTGAGATTGAAGATACCACTAAGAAAAAGAAGGAAGCAAAGAAAGAAAAGTCTGTTGCTGAAGAAGTTAAGTGTGAGAAGTGTGGTGGTGCTCATCCAACTGATGAGTGTCCAAACATTCTTGAGCGTGAAGAGATTGAAGTTGATGGAGAACTAATCATCCTTGAGAAGATCAAAATGGATGAGGGTCTTGAGCAAGCACGTGATAATGTTGGTGCTTCTACTTGCTGGAAAGGTTATAAGGCAAAGGGAACTAAAAAGAAAGGTGGTAAAGAAGTTCCTAATTGCGTAAAAGAAGAGGAAGAGAATATTGAAGAGGCAAAGAAAGGTCTCTATGCCAATATTCATGCTAAGAGAAAGCGT